ATGATACCGCAGCAGAGGCGTCAGCTACTATAGAATTTACCCAAGTTGCCGAAGCTTTTGGGCCGTCAAACTTAATCGAGTCTATGGTGACGTGTTCTGGGCGAAATCTTTCAACAAACCGAACAACACGAGGCGAGGAGTCATTATAACCCTCAATCTCAGTATCGTCGGGCTTTTGATAAAAAAGTCGTATCGTATGCGCCCGACAGCGCCCCCCAACAATAGAAAGCCCAGAATCTAGGGGAATAATATCAAGCGGGGTGGTATCAAAAAATAACGCGCCGATATCTGCGATGGGAAAAAGAGGGCGAGGCCATATCGCCAACCGATCTGTATAGATCGAGTCTAATGGGATGGAATCAAGGATACCGTCGTCAAACGAAGCAAACCAACTATTTGGTCCTACATCCGATAGCGCGGCACCGGGTTCGCAAGTTTCTGCCCAGAGACCTGTGACAGTACCTTCAAGCCCTTCAAACGCGCCCGCGATTCGATACCCAAGATCCGTACCCTTATTTATAATAACCTGGGGAAGATTTATTATCTCAAGACGCTGAAATAGTTCTGATTTATCCGTTGATAATTCCAAGCCTAAAGTCGCCGCCAGGAGCCGTAATTGGTCAACGGGGCAATCATCGGCACTCCAAAGATCGGGGAAATCGCGCCATTTTTGCTCAAGCTCGTTCATGTTAGGCTTAAGCGCGTTAAGGAAAGTCAACAACGGAAGCGCAACACGCCCACCAACGGTTAGATCATCGGTACGGTGAATTTCAGGGACAAGAGGTAAGAATGCGGCCAAATGCCAATCCGCAGTCCCAAATGGGAACTGTCCGAATGGTTGTAAACCCCAGCCGATTGATGAAGGAGAACCTGGCACCTGAAAATCTCCGTTTTAGCCTCTAAGGATAAACATAGTCCATACGACAAACCAAGCAAGTAAGACGCTCTCTCACAATCTTCCTCCCGTCGTAAATCTTACCCCACGAACCGCAAGGGTCCATATAATAAGGTCTTGCGGCGGGGTACCATCGGCATCCAGTTCCAACGCCATCACGCATCCATCCCCCTCATAATAATCGGAGATATCAACCGGGCCGAAACTTAACTTCAATTGACGGTTATCAACGGGAAATGGACCACCAACCGCTGCTGGTTGCAAAATCGAGGTCGCTGCTTTGGCTGTAAAGGTTTCTGCCAAGTTATTCGCCCGCACTATCGGAACAATGCCCCCCGCCGAATCCGCGATCAAGACACCCCCAGCCCCAAGCATTAAAACCGAAAGGATGACTTGTGGCGCACCTGTTATCGGTTGGCCCCCCACTAACGAATAGGTAAGATCGAAAGTGAGTGGAAACCCGGTACAAAGACCATCGGGTAGGGCAAATTGAAAAGAACCAGCGTCACCTGGGCTGTTGAAAAGTCCCTTTTTAATTTTTTGCGTCCATCCCGCCGGGGCACTCCCGCTTCCAACGGCTATATTTGCATCAGCCGTGCCGCCACCGGCAACCTCACCCCAAACATTACCGACACCAAAAAGTTGACTGCGCCACTGCGCCAAACCTCTGGCGGTAATCTGACCTAGAGCATTTGTGCCTGTGTGCGAAGGGATCAATCGCATCCTCTCGAATGTTGGGGTTGTGGTCAGACCCGTGGCAATTCTTACCCGCATCCATTGCCCAAGCGTCCCGTTTATTGTGGTTGCCGCCCAGGTAGTCGTGTCATCAATACCTGGTCTTATAGTCTCATTACTAGCTGCACGAAGGAAAACATTATTGGCATAACGGTACTGATTAGCCACGCTAACAGCCATGACATTAATCGCTTCCCAATTATTTAGGGATGTTTGAATCTCAAACATATAAGAACCACCAACACCAGCAGCCACCTGATCCAACTCGATACCCCAATGCTTCAACGGTGACACTGTTGCCCCGCGATTAGTACACCAGAGAATTGTGTGATTTACAGTAATGCCCTGAAACTGAAACGTTGAGCTATCACGACTTGCTGCGGCAACTGACACATCCGCAAAAGCACCGCCGTTACTGGTGGGACTAGCAGTCCCATTGGTAGTAAGGACGACTTGTCCGGTACTATACGGAGCGCCTTCGCCTGCTAGGAATGAAGAGCCTAGCTCTGGAAACCCTGTTGCAAATCCTGACCCTAGCACCCTCATGGCAGCGTCTCTGGTAGACGTTTCCTCTTGGTGGAAGTTTGCACTCAATTCCATCGCTGTTATCGCGGCAAAGGGAAATGAAAACAACGGCTGAACAGTGGTGCCTGATACTGTTAATTTCGTTCCGACACCTGTTAAAAGCGGGTCTATTAGAAGACTCGCAGAAGTTGGCAAGTTTGCCACGTCGATCTTGCCGCCGATTATGACAACGGTGACGCCGTCAGCCGCTATATGCCCTCCAACCGCGACATTGGACCAATTCGGTGAGTAAATTATGCAAGTGGAGGTTCCTGCGACATGGATACAGTCAGTGACATTGCTATTGCCGATAGTGACATTGCTATTGCCGATATTGATTCCCTGCCCTTGGAATCGTCCGGTGACTTCAGTGAGGACTACGTTAGCAATCGTGCCAGCCGACTGCGGAACGTGTACATTGTCTAAGGCAAGCACAGCGGCATCAACATGGAGGAGGTTTGCCATGCCGCCAAGCGAACAGCGAATATTACCCCCCACGATTTTCCCTGCACCCGTCTTGAAAATACCGTCACCAACGCCAGTCGCTCCATCACCTCGGAAATCCAAGTCGTAAACCGTTCCAGTACCTGTCGTATGTGTTACTGCTGCCTTCGCACCCACGCCTGAAGGAACAAGGAGCGTAAAGCCCTGGATATAACTCCCGTCCGATAACGTAATAATGTCCACGACCGCTGCGGTAACCCCTATGGTTGTCACCAGAAAACCAGCCTCAGAGATCAGGGCAACCCCTGCTGGAACGGTGAGTCCTGACTCAGCATAAGTCCCTGGCCGAACTAAAACAGAATCCCCAGAAGAGGAAGCGGTGAGGGCTGCATCAACGGTCAACCACGGTAGAGCTGGATCATTGGCCGCTGCTGTGCCGTTATTCCCTGCTATATCTACGTAATTGATATTCGATGTTGTAAAGCCTCCACCTATGGGAGAACCAGAGCCATCGACCACGACATCACCAGTCGCAATATTTCTAACCTGGAATGTTGTTTGGTCTATTCCCCGAACTTTAAGATTTGCCATATCACCTCCTAGACCAGATAACCGAGAAGGTCTATTGTTAATGTTTGCGCTGCGTTAGGTGCAACAGATATACCGAGATTAATCACACTACCTGCAACTGCCGCTGTCTGGTTACCCCCAGCCGGAGATAGGAAAAATATATCCTGCGAACCAAGGAATCCTCCCCATAAAGTATCGGCAATAGTATCAGCCGCGAATGGACCTGTAGCTATACCGATGCCTCCTGTTGCGGGTATTGTCAGCCCGACAGTGAGACTAGATCTTATTATTGCGCCTGTGATAACAGCAATTTTACCTACTGGCACCGTGTATAAAGCGTGAACAGTTGCAGGAAGTACCTGAGTTGCATTTATCGAGGCTGTCGTTGATAAAACAATAGGCCCAACCACTGCTCTTAACTCATTCAAAGCGCCGACAAGTGAAGTTGCTGTAAATCCGGTGAGGGCTGTATCACCAACTTGGTTAAAGGTAGTAGTTGAGCCTCGCGCCCCTAAAGTCAGATCACTTGTTGCTCCTGAAGTGATAGAAAGAGTACTTGTCGCATCAAATGTTCCTTGTTGACAATCAATATCAATACCTACATCAGCAATCATGCGGATTCCGTCTGCCCCAGCGCCATCAGAAGCAAGTAATAACCTGCCTGTTGTCGATGGTGCTGCTAGGAGACGTATATCCTCCGCATCCATGGTAATCCCACCAGGGGCAGTCCCTAGAAAAATAGCCTGATTTGTAGCTTGTGTGGAAGAAAGATTTATTGATCCTGTCGAATCAACGTCAACCCCACCTGTTCCCGCGTCGATATCAAGTAAATCCGCAGCATTTATAACTATATCCCCTGCACCAATGGCAGAAGCGTTAAGGCTTATAGCCGTTCCAGATTTGGAGGATCGTAAGTCAATTAACCCCCCGGCATCCACGTCAACACCGGATAGGCCAGCATTAACGTCTATAAATCCCGCGTTAATCTCAACTAAAGTAGGAGCGGAAGCATTGCCTATCCTAACGTTTTTAGACGCCGCGCCTGTGCCAAGATTAATATCTTGAGTAGCCCCTGACGTGCCAAGATTAACCCTAGTGGCTCGTGTCGCTCCTATATTGATGTCACCAATGATACCCGTCGTAACATCCCCAATTTCAAGAGTGATGTCCCCAGAATTTCCAGAAGTGGAGCCTCCTGGTTTTGTTGTTATATCAATGCTTCCGCTGCTCCCCGTAGGACCAGCCGCGCCGCTCACCAAACTGGCCGCACCGCCTGTCCCCGACCCTGACCCAGCACCTCCTGTAAAAGAAGCAGCTCCTCCAATATTGTTAGCGTCTGCCGCTCCCCCGGCGAGGACCATAGCACCCCCGTTAGAGGTAGAACCCGCACCACCTGTAACCGTCGTGGCATTCGCCCCCGCGCCTGCTTCGAGTGTTAATTCCGCCGCTCCTAACAGCTTTCGACCTGTATCAATAACAGGATCATTTGCGCCCGTTGTAGCTCCTGCGGTCAACACAGTGTCCCAGTTACCAGCACCGCCTCCGGGCAATGTACCTATCGTGATTTTCTTTTTAGCGTTTCCCGCTGCAAAATCTTCGATAAGAAGAATGTCATTGGCTACAGGAGAGAGTTTGACAGCGATGGCATTAATTTCTCCCGCCGTATTATCATGTATAGCTGTTGCGTCTGCGCCATCATTAACTGTTGGAGAAGGGTAACTGCCTCCTAATTCTCCAGAAGCCGCACCTGTAGGGGGTCCACCTCCAGGGGCTACCCACGTCCCGTCAGCCCGTAGGAAGTTAGCAGTGCCACCACCACTAGCAGGCGCAACGCCTTTGAGAGCTGACGTAAAAGGGTCCAGCAAAGTAGTCGCTTGAGTACCTGTAAGATCTTCAGGGTCTCCAGTCAGGGCTGTTACCCGGCCTTTGAGTCTTCCCGTTGGTACGTCTGCCGCTTTAGCATTAGTGACTATATTGTTAGCAATTACAGGGTTCGGATAAGTACTCCCTGTAAGGTCGCCTCCTGCTGCTCCCGAAGGAGCGCCTCCGGGTGGGACACCTATAACCCAACCACCTGCGCCGTCGTTCTTGATGACATTATCAAGCGCACCTGCTTCGAGTGCTGTGATAGCAGCTACTTCAGGATTGGGGTAATTCGACGCCAGATCGCCGCCCGCTGCTCCTGTCGGTGGGCCACCCCCCGGTAATCCGGTTCCAAAAAGGGAGCCGGAATCTCCGGTAAGCAATGATAATCCACGAGGGAAATACAAAGTCGTCCCGCGCCTCGCAGCAAACTGTTGCAAGTCAAAGTTTTTAACCCCTGATTTCTCGATACGACTGCCCGTATCTATCGTTGCTGTAGTGGCTGTTTCGAGAAGTCTGATTACCTTAAAAAAAGTAACCTGTCCATCTGCGATAATAAGGCTCTGGGGGGGTATGGTGATGAAATAATCGGTAGAAAAGCTTAAGACCTTGATATCCGCAGTCCAGGTTAAGGTGCTGGTTCCTGCGTTCCAGGTAAACGTTCCTCCTTCACTAAACACGAGATTATTATTAGCCCCGTGCGACCAGTGGGCGCTATCTTTAGCCAGTTCACCAGCTTCAAAAACCGAGAAAAATGGCTGTTCCCCTTCACTGGGATATGGGAATTGTAATCGCGGTGTAAGTTTGCTCATAATCAACTCTCAATCACTGTCACAGCCGGAAGTGCGCCCAAACTAATCACTTCGTAATCACTAACAGGAAGATTTCCAAATTCATCAACACGCGCTGTCGTCACGTCTAAACTTTGATTCGTCACTTTAGATATTTTAAGATTTACATAGCTTACCGCGTCTACAGCTTCAATAAGAGCATATAAATCTCCTATTTGAAGAGAAACACCAAAATCTCTCTTGAGCAAAAAAGTTTGAATAATCTGATCAACCTCGGTAATAATCGAAGCCCTCAATACTTGCGTATCCCGCGCCGTTACTACCTTAATCTGAGCTTGCATATCTACCGAGAATAGGTTCACCGTTCCATCTACAGCCCATGTTTTGACTGTCGATTCAGCGAGGGTGTCGAGATAAGTTTCTAAAGCTCGTGCGAGTCCCACGGAAGTGGCTACATACCTACCTATAGAATCTTCGGCCATTATCTGCGCCATGACAATATTAGCCCTACACTCGCTTGACACAACCTTATTCCAATACCTTTCCAGGTCGTCTATCTCGGCTGTTGAAAAGCCCCCTGAATTCCTCAATATAGTCAGATGGGTTTGTAAACGGGCGTCTGCTTCCGCGCTTCTAGGCGTTGTTGCCCGTCCTCGCGCAACTGCCCCGAAAGTAGAATCTACAAACGAATTAATAAGGCCATCAAGGTCTAGGATCGTGACCGCTCTTTGACCTGTTTGGAAGATCAAAGGAGCATTCCTTTTGATCGATTCCAATGTCTCGCGAAAACTTCCGGCAGTCGAGGAATCGGTATGGGTAACGGTTGTTGTTAAAGTCGTGGTTCCGGCGACAATAGGGGATACAAAGCCGGTAATCGTACTAGAGGCGACGGCACCGTCTGGTCCTCTGGTGGTGAAATAAGTTATACGTACTTCAACATCAACTTCAGGTATCGCGCCGAAGATACTATCCCCAAACCTTACGAATGGTGGGTTTCTACCCAACTCAACCTCGAAGATATTATCACTTCTAGGTTCTAGGAGAGTTACTTCTTCCCACAAGACCGAATCGACCCTAGCCTCGACAGTACCATTCGCTATTGAATCCGTCTCCGGCACTGCTTCAAGAGAAAATTTTTGGTTAGCAAGACCATCGCTCGTGAAAACTTCTTCAGATGAACTACCCTGTCGGGCAAGAACATTTTTTATGGGATTAGTCAATGCTGGCACACCCGATCCGTCTTGGCCCGCATTAAAAGTAAGATCCTCTGCTGTTTCCCAAGGCAACCCCGAAACCTCAACAAGCTTTGTCCCTCGTGGAATCGTAAATTGAATAGGCGCAGGCGTCAGGGCTGTTGGTGTTCCTAACAAGACCGAAAGTTCAACTACTGGCGGCACCGCTCCGAATGGCTTATACCCAACCTGTCTTGCGATAGCTACGGCATTTGCCCGAATTCTGGCACCATCATTAATATCAAGAGTCGTCTCTCCTGCTTGACGATCCCCATACCAAGATAAGGTAGACATTGCGAAGGCCATAGCTTCGATAATCATTATGCCAAGATCCGAAGCAACGAGATTGGATGTTGTCTCGGCGTCCGTTAGGGCCGTCATGGTGTCAATAATCTCTTGGCGTATGGTATTAAAATCCTTGCCGAAGAAATTCGAGCGCACTAGCGCGACAGCGGTTGTACTACGATCAATTGACATTAGGTAAATTCTCCAATGTTACGGTAGTACGACGAACACGATCACTTGCTCTCCATGTTATATGAAGAAGGATTTGCCGCTTCTTACTATCTAAGATAAGGTCTATATCTAACACATTCACCCTTGGCTCCCAATCTCTAATAGACCGTCTTACCTCGAATGACGCCCGCCGCGCGGTTGCTCCGCTGATATTCGAGAACAAAATAACCTTAAGCCAACACCCAAATGTTGGGCGCATTACCCTCTCACCTGGAGTAGTAAGAAGGATCGTACGCAACGAGTCAGCAAGTACATCGTCTTCAAACGCTGGCGCAGGATAACCAGTGGTATCAAACTTAAATGGTGACGCTATCGCCTTAAGCTTTGTTTCCATTAACTCGCTTTCGTGTCGAATGTAAGAACCGTTTTCTCGTCTATATCAGGTGCCGAAACTGGTAATGGAAGTAATTTAGCAGTAGGGGGAGCGCCCGGTCCCGCATGAGTATGAGTATTAAAGAAGAGAAGGAATCGTTCATCCAAAAGTCGATACTTCGTGGCTAGTAATGACCCTAAAGTAAGACCACCTAAGAATGCCGCTGCCACGCCTACAAAAACAGTTCCTGCTCCAAGAATGGACATCGCCCCGGAAACACCAATAGTTAAAGCTCCTTGAATAGCCCAGGTTGCTTTACCCGTTATATTCTTGGTCTGCGTTCCGCGAAATGTGGATACCTCGTCTCCATCAAAATCCGTTATCATACTGCCTTGTCCTGTCATTTTTACAGGATTGACGCCAGCCGACGCCGCAACAAGTGTCCCGGTTACATTAACTGCCGGAGAAACGATATTAGTCGTGGGCGCAGCTATATTAACCGCCCCTGTAGCTGTCACAGTTACAGTTCCGGTGGTATCTGAAATAACAATACTTTGAGTAAGAGTCTTTAACGTTATTGTAGAAGTCAATTCATCTATTGTTGCTGTCATGCCTTTTTCAGTTTTAAGGCTTATCTGATCTAACTTATCACTAATTAATATCTCGTGACCTTTCTTTGAAGTCACCTTTATCTTCGGGTCTGAAGCGTCCTCAGACATAACGAGTGTATGATTCTTTGTTGCCTCTTCGCCTTCGTTTTTGGGCGTGATGGTAGACACCTCAAAACGCGGGTCACGATCCTTATCATCTTCAAATAACATCAAAACTTTATCGGTTTTAATTCCCCGTGTCGTGGGAGTACCGCCAGACTTAAATTCCTCTGGTACGTAAGACGTATTCGGCTTTTTATCGTCGTCCTGATTCCGGTCTGGGTTACACCAAAAGCCGCCTGAATAATGGGGGTGGTCTAGGTCACCATGGTCAAACCAAACCCAAACCATATCCCCAACATGAGGAGGGGTATAGAAACCGTGATCCTTACCGGCGTATGGTGAAGAGGGATAGGCCCAAATAGAATAAGGTTGAGTATCGCCTATCAATTCAAAAAGAATTTGAATACGACCTTCCTCCGAAGGATCGGTGGCGCTCGTAACTTCGCCCATATATTTCGAGTAAAATCTACGAGAAACTGTATTTTCAATCCCATGCATAATTAGATTGTGCATAAAATCAATAAAAGGGTCACTTGACATTAGAACCCTCCAAATTTTCAGTTTTTAATGAAGGAGGAGAAATACATTTACGTACCTCAACTACATTTGTACCCGTAGCCCCCTGTAATCCTATAATCTGTTCCTGAGATAACACACTTCGTAGAATTGTTGCCTGCGTATCGTATCCACCGCCCCCTATAGTATGGGTAACAGTTAGAACTCTATAAAGTCCATCTAAAGACTTTCCTAAGCCTTTTACGCATACTAATTGTTGAGGTGTTAAACCTACAACACCGGGCATCGTTACTTCCGCGTTTATGCTTACCCGATCAGACCCATCAACAGATAACTGCCGCGCTTGTTCGGCTTTTCTGTCGTCGTTATCCGGCCCTGTTAAGTCTGCACCCCCACCATCAGCAGCCGCGCCAGCCCCCTGTTTACCTTTAGTTTTAGACTTGTTAGTATCTTTTGATTGATCATATGTTTTTGTTATTACCTTACCTTTATTTTTTGAAGGCGCTCTATATCTCACTTCCTTTGATATCACAGGGTTAAATAAATTGCCTTGCAATTGAGTTGAAAAAGTCATAATTGGAACATCATATTGCCCTAACTCTGTATCGCTAGTGTTCCTGTAAATAAGTAGATTATAAGACACGCCTAGAACTGACAAGGCTTTAGTCCTATCATAAATATTAATAACCTTACCGTTACCAGGGGTTGATAAGCAATTGTTCTCTCTAAGTAACTCCTGAAAAAATTGCCAGTCTGATTTAGCTTGTTTCTTTACCTTCGGTTCTTTCTTTGTCTCCCGTAGTAAATGTACTATTTTGCTCTTTTTATCGCCTTCTTTTGCATTTTTAGAAGTAAAATCACTTGTTATTCCCAAGTCATAATTCAATTTATACCCGTGATTATCTGCTATCTTATCAAGAATAGCCTGATCTGAGGTGTACTGAGTCCTATCCCAGCTTTTTGTTTTCTGTCCACGCATACCACTGTAAGTCATTGCATC